TACATTTAAGAGTCTTGGAGTAAGTGAACCAGCAGACAATAGTGTTACAAGTGCAAAGATAGTGGATGGAACAATAGCAACTGCTGATATAGCTGACTTTCAAATTACAACTGCTAAATTAGCGACTAATTCTGTAGATCATGCAAAAATATTAGATTTAAATGTAACTACGGCTAAATTACAAGATGGAGCAGTTACAAACGCAAAGGTAAATGCAAGTGCAGCAATAGCTGGATCAAAGATTGATCCTACTTTTACAACAGACGCAACCATAAATGGAATTACTGTTGGTAAGGGTGCAAGCTCTGTTGGAACTAATACTGTTCTTGGTGTAGATGCTTTAGATGCTAATACAAATGGAACTCAGAATGTAGCTATAGGTATTGAGGCATTAACTAATAATACAGGTGGTGATAATAATACCGCAGTTGGCAGGTTGGCATTAAGAGACAATACAACAGGAAACACTAATGTTGCGATTGGTAGTACCGCTTTAGTTTTTAATACTACTGGAGATTCTAATACAGCAGTAGGGCAAGATGCTCTTAAAAACACAACTACGAGCAACAACACAGGTGTTGGTAAAAGTGCTTTATTCTCAAACACCACTGGAGGTTCTCTCGCTGCTTTTGGGTCAGCAGCTTTAAAAAACAACACAACTGGAGTAAGAAATACAGGTTTAGGTTTTGAAGCTTTAATTGAAAATACAACAGGAAATTACAACACAGGTGTAGGTTTTAGAACTTTAGAAGAAAATACCACGGCTGATAATAACACTGGGGTGGGTTATGGATC